CTGCTATTGTCCGTGCTTGCCTATTTATCACCAATTCCCAAATCTACATCTGCAAAGTTCAAATACCCGGCTACGGCGATCAGAATTGCAAGAGATGTGATGATCACCTGATTTTTTTTGAATATTTTTTTCACGTCTTAACTCCTCATTTCATTTTCATTATTCTAATTTTATTAATTGTGACCAACAAATAGAATTTAGAAAATTGCGCAAATGCCCATAAATACAGTGTTTTTGGCACTATTATATTAGGAAACAATATTTTTATTTGTGACTAACGTGTGACTAACGATAACAGTCTAAAACTTCCGAAATGATACAAAATATGTTTAAAGATAAAACTCCCGGGGTAATTCCCCGGGAAAATCATTTAGAAATTTCTGTGATTCTGGTGAATGCTCCTTTTGGAACAAATTCAAAAACAAACCCTTCTGCCGGATGCGGGATGCGGATAAAATACCATTTCAGCCCTGAACTGTCAGTTTCTGTGTACTTCATCACCTCTACAACTGCACCTTTTTTCAGTTTTGGAAACAGCTTTGACGGGCTGTTTTTGTTTGATTTTGTATAGCATTTTGTGTCCTTTTTGATCTGTGCAATATAGGCTCTGGTGTTCTGCTTTTTGGTTGTATCTGAGTCTGAAACTGACGTTGTATTTTTAACTAAACTGTAATTTGGAGTACAGAATTTTGTTCCGGGAAGGTTGCTGTTGTAGTAACTTTTCTGACATACACCACCACCATTTGCGATAATTGTAGAGCCACCAGAAGTGTTTCCTTCGACTGTCCAGAACCGATCTCCTGATACCTTTATTACGATTCCGGTGTGTGTAAATGTACCGTTTCTGTAGAAAATAACAATGTCTCCGACTTTTGGATTACTGTTCAAAGTAAACAAATCCGCCATTGTCGGGCAGTAAACGTATGGCCAGTGCTTCAAAAGTTTCTTTGCTGTGTCTAATCCGAATGCTTTCATCATACACCACGAAACGAATGCAGCACACCATGGTTGTCCTTGATAATCCGGCTTAATATCTCGCCAGTATTTTGTGTAATTATTTTCTCCGGCATTTGCTGTCTTACTATCAAGCTGACTATTACTTGCCTTTTCAAGATATCCGATTTCATTCTTTGCGATTTGGATTAATTTATCAATTGCGTTCATGCCTGTCTCCTCACTTTCTGGAAAATATGTTTTCAGCGCATTATAAACAAATCTCTGTCTGCTCTTATATGCCCCGACTTGATTTCCTGTGTCCGTCTGGCAGGCTGCATAGAGACTGTCCAATGTATATGGTTTCTGGGCCTTTGCCAGAATCCTCGTTACTGCCCTTTGTCCACCTTGGTGCCTAAAGTTCACGCACATAGCTTGTGCTCTGGCGTCAGTAACGCCCTGTTTAAAGGCTTCTTCTGCATAGGCGGCTAATTGTTCATCCATAAGGCTATCTTGGCATTTAACGCCCAAATCGGACGAAATAAGGGCAACTATGGTGTCGGCAAGCTGTGACACTCTGGAAATGTTGAAGCATTCCCAATTTGCGGTCTGGACCTGTTCCAGAAGTCTGACCTTGTCTATCTTCTCCCACTGTTCCGGGTCGGCATTGTAAATTCGTTCCAGAAGCGTTTTAGCTTCGGCTCCGTACCACGCTCCTGCTCCAATCGTGATTGCGTGTTCATCTGAATTATTCTCATAGGCTTCCGTGAAGTCCGAATAATCCTGCTGTCCATAGACCTGCCCGCCGGTTTCGACTGCATAAATAATCTTTCTCAGGACGTTCTTTTGTTCAGTTGTCATGTTACCCGCTCCTTTCGCAAATATTCTTACCTAATTTTGATTATAACATTTAGCGTTAAGGCATCTCTGTACCAATTTAAAAATCCGACAGGTGATTGCCTGCCGGATAATGCTAAATAACATATTTGTGATGATTGTATCTGACCGACTCTTGATTAACCTTTGCTTCCTTTAGTCAATTAGTAACTTGACAAACTGACCTACACATACACCTATAATTAGTTTTGATTCGTTTGTTGCATTTGCAATTTGCCCGTTTTCACCAACTGTGTATAAAATTCCGTTTTTTCCAGCAAGAGAAATATAGCCTTTTTTCATAACTCGAACATATCCATATTTATTCACTGTACCTACGGCAACACCACATATCACTTCTTTTTGTGTGTTTTCATTCGCAATAACTACTTGGTTATGCCTGTTTGTAATTGCAAGAACTTCCCCACCAACTAAAGGCGTGTCACCGACATAGTAGCAATCATCCATACATTCTGTATTCAAAGGGTACATATCAGTATTCATATTTGCCCTAATCGGAACTATTCCGCAACCACTCAATCGAACATCAATCGGTATTGTTCCATTTATTCGCATGCTATCGCTTATGAAACAGTTATTGAATAGTAAAATGTTCTTAGCTGTAATATCTCTTGTATTATCTATGGAAATGCTGTTATTCCATTTTCGATTTATATTAACAGTGTCAATCATTATAAATTCACAATTATTAAATATGCGCTTGTATGGTTCTGATTGGCTAATGCCCTCATGTACATAGTACCCATTTTCTACGGATTCAAAAATGCAATCATTAAATTCAATAAATGAACCATCAGAAGCACCTTCGCCCCAAGCATGACATGAAGTCCACAAGTTAGAAGTATCAAGACTATGTTCTTCTCTATAAGATTTTGCTCCATATGTTCCGTAGTGAATAAATTTACAATTATCGAATCTTTGATTCCAATTCTTCTGTTTGTTGTTAGATTCATCATGCACAGAATAACGTAAGTTTTTTGCTGACACAGTGATATTTTTAAATTTGTTATTCATGCTGATATTAATAGTTGAATTAGGCGTAATTTCTGTGTCTAAAGCATTATCTGGAAGTTCGCCTTTAACCCAAACAGATTCTTTCTCATTAGACAATCCAATGAGATTTACATAGTCTGGAAGAGTTATTGAACTTTCATTGTATGTCCCTTTTTCAATATAGATATTGTATTCTTTTTCTTTTGACGAATCAGAAATATAAGTGGTTGCTTCTTTAATAGTTGAAAAATCCATCTTATTACCGACATAAATTGGATTACAAATTGGAAATAACCCCTTGTCACTTACACTCAAAATATCAATAGACGCATCACAAATTACAGCATCTCTACCACGTGTAGACGTAGGGTATAACGTAACGTCTGTGTCAAATTCTACAATATTGAGTTTATTTTCTGTAAAATTAAGGTGTGAAATTTCATCATTTTTAACAATAATAGAAAACGTCGTAGAAACAGCAGAATTAAAACGGTATTTACCTGCTTTTAAGAAAATTGGGTAATAAGTAGCAT